CTGGCGATTCCGATCAAACTGATGGCTTCGAGCGACGGGTACCGCGGGGCGTATGTCAAGTCGATCGATGTGTTCTATAAGATCGCAACGGCTGCCGCGGATGATTTTGCGACGGTTTCCCTGGAGAAGATGGCGCTGCCGGCAACTGGAACAGCTCCGACCGGGGCAGCGCTGACCACCACTGAGGATACCGGGCATGACACGGCGGCTGAGCGCAAGGCAGTCGGTGATCACACTTTGACCGTGACGCTGTCCACGCCGGAGTGGCTGGACAACGATGAGGCGCTGGTGTTGACGCTGACCGTGGATGCTGCGGCTGGTACCGTGTTCACCCTGTACGGGGCGCGCGTCAACTACGATCTTTCGCTGTAGGCGGCCACATGGACGAGAAACTGCAGGCGGTCCTGGCGCAGTTGAAGCTGGCGCCAGGCGCTAAAGTGCACTCGGCGCGATGGCAGGCGGATGGTTCGGCGCGGGTGTTGGTGGATGAGGGGATCGGCGGGGTGAAGGTGCTGGAAATCCCTTACCGCGAAGACGCGAAGGCGCTAAGTTCCGTGGAAGAAACTCCAAAAGCGCCATTCGATGTGTCGAAGGAGCCCGAGGCACCTATTCCTGACCTAACCCCCCAACCCCCTTCCCTGAAGGGAAGGGGAGAAGAGGCGGAGGTTCCACCGGAGAAGCGGGTGGTGTCGAAGCGGAGCCGGAGTAGGAAGTAGTTGCAAGGCCCGGTCGATGAGGCCGGGCCTTGAGGAGTTGTGACGATGGCGAAGAGCGGTCAGATTACGGTAACAACGGCTGGGACGCCGGTGGCGGGCGATGATGAGGTTTGCGTGGGGGATGTGTACATTGCGCCGATGCCGACGAATACGGGGGCGTATGTGTTGGTGGGGGAAGTGGGGAGCAGTGAGAAGTATGCGATTCCGGCGGGGAATCAGGTTGTGGTGAAGGTTGGCAATCTGAACGAGCTGGAGTTCGACGTGGCGACGGATGGGGATAAGGTGTGTTTCCTGAAGTACTTCTAACCTAACCCCCCGGCCCCCTTCCCTAAAGGGAAGGGGGGGAGGATGGATGTGAGTACGGTTTATTTGCCGCTGGTGATGAAGTCTGGGGCGTTGTTGTATAAGCGTCCGGGTTTTTGCGTTGGGGCGGCGGTGGGGGCGATTTTGGAGCCGAAGGTTTACCAGCGGTTGGGGTTGGGGTTGGTGGGGTTGAATAATTTTCTTTGGTCGAGGTTCGAGCCGGAGCCGGGGCAGTTGGATTTCGAGTATGTGATGAGTTTCTTCCGGGTGTGGTATGCGGCGAAGGCAGCGGGAATTCCGGCGACGCTGGCGGTGTATGGGGTGCCGCGCTGGGCGCAGGAGGATGCGGTTAATGGTGATTCGCCGATCCGTTGGGAGTGTATTCCACGGTTTGTGGAGGTGATCGGGTTGGTGGGGCAGATGATTCCAGAGCTGGTGTATGTGCAGGTGATGAATGAGCCGGATAATGCGGAGGGGTATGAGGATCATTACGGCTGCCTGGGGGATGTGGGGAAGTATTTGGAGGTGATGCGCCAGGTGGGGGTGTTGAGGCGGCGGTTGACGAATTTAGAGGTGTCGGTTGGGTTGACAACGTACACGGGGCAGTTTTGGGAGGATTTTTGCACGGGGGGCGGGTTGGGGAGCGTGGATCAGGTGAATGTGCATTTTTATCACGGGTGGGGGCAGGTTGATCCGCCGCAGTTGGCGGAGGAGTTCAGGGTGATCCGGGCGAAGACGAAGGCGCCGGTGTGGGTGACGGAGGCGAATTTGCTGCACGATGGGGAGGTGGAGGAGGCGTATTTGGAGGCGCAGCGGGTGTGGATTTTCCGGCAGTGTGCGGTTGCGCGGGAGCTGGGGGCGGAGGCGTTTATGCCGTATGCGTTGGTGAGCAATTGGCGGAATGCGAATATTTTGGACCGGCCAGCGGAGGCGGCGCTGGAGGGTTTGTGCGGGGCGTGGAATAACTGACCTATCCCCCTGGAAGAGGCGAAGATGATCAAGTTATCGACGTTCAATACGAGGTTGGATACGCTGCTGCAGGGGATCGATACGGGGGATTTGTCTGATGCAGATCGGAATCTGGCGGTGCGGCATGCGGTGAGTGCGTATGGGCGGGATGTGCCGAAGCGGGAGGTGGTTGAGTTTGCCGGTGACGGTAAATCTTATTATCTGCTCTATGGTAGGGTGATTGATGTGGATGAGGCGGGGAGGGATGCGGGGATCGATTTGACGAGCAGCGGGGCAGACAACCGGTTGGGGATTGCGTTTACGCTGGCGCGGCGGATGGAACTGCATGGGGTGAGCTTGTGGCTGCAGCGGACGGGGTCGACGGTGGCGGGGACTTTGTATGTCGAGATTTATACCGATGAGAGCGATCTGCCAGGGCAGTTGGTGTGCACGTCGGAATCGTTGGATTTGGATGGGGTGGATGGGGCGCCGTTGGGGAGGTATGACCGGGTGCGGTTTACGTTTTCGACGATTTATGAGCTGCCTGCAGGCGATTATCACGCGGTGCTGCGGTCGAGCGGGTATACGTATGCGGACGGCTCGGCTGAGGTGATCCTGGGGGTGGATCAGAGCGGGGTAACGAATACGGTGAGCACTTATAACGCATCGTGGAGCGCGTATGGGACGGACAGTGCGGGGATTATCGAGGTGTTGGCGAGCACGCCAGGCTGGCGGGAGGGGGTCAGCAGCGTGGATGGGGTGGAGTATCCGGCGGCTACGATTGACGATAACGAGGAGCCGCAGGTGTTGGAGCGGGAGGAGATCACGGTGTATGAGACGGAGGCGGGGGAGTGGCTGCGGTTGATTGGGTATTCGCCGGCGAGCACGGAGACGGTGCGGGTGTCGATCAGTAATCCGTATGTGTGGTTGGAGGCGAGCGATCCGTTGATCGATACGCCGCTGGGGCATTTCGAGGCGGTGTGCAATCTGGCGGCGAGTGTGAGCTGCGAGTGGTTGGCGACCAGATACGGGCAGAAGCGGTCGAGCTCGATTGCGGCGGACAGCGTGGAGCGCCGGACGCAGAGCGATGTGTATTTGAGCCTGGCGAACCGGTTCAAGAAGGCTTATGAGATGCTGCTGGGGAAGGGGGAGGCGGTGAGGGGGCCGGGGATGCAGTTGGTGGATGTGGATTATGCGTATGAGGTGGGGAGCGATTTTCTGTTTCACCGGAAGAGCAAGAGATGATCCTGAAGATTTTTGTCCGCAGATTTCGCAGATTTACGCAGATTTTTTTGGTGTTTTATGCCTGAGTCTAAGGATGCGTTTTTTTTGGTGGAGGTGGATGTTAGCGAGCTGATAAGGCTGGCGGATGCTGTGCCGGGTGTGGTGGATTATATCGAGGATGTGATGGGGGAGGCGATGGATGAGAGCGGGATGCTGCTGACGGGGATGGCGGCGGCCCGGGCGCCGGTTAATTATGGTTTGCTGCGGGCGGCGATTGCCTGGCCGTATGGGTTCGAGCGGTCGAATTTGATGGATGAGCTGCGGGGGATTGTTGGGGCAGGGGATGCGGGTGGTGTTTCGGTGGGGGCGGCGACGCCGAGCGCGTATGTGGATTGGGTGGAGCATGGGACGGATCCGCACTGGCCTCCGCTGGCGCCGTTGGAGTTGTGGGCGCTGCGGAAGTTTCCGGGGGAGGATGCGCTGTTGATTGCGAAGGCGGTGCGGGCGAAGATTGCGCGGTATGGGACGAAGGGGGCGCATATGTTCGAGCGGGCGTGGGATGAGGGCGGGAGGAATGGGGTGGAGAAGATTTGGAATCGGGCGCCGGAGAAGGTGCTGGCGAAGTTGAGGCAGGACGCGGGATAAATACAATCCGCAGATTGCGCAGATTTACGCAGATTATTAAGGCGTGAAAGATGGCTTATTCGGAGACGACGTATCGAGGTGCGATTAAGACGGCGCTGGAGGGGGTGACGGGAATCGGGCAGGTGCATGATTACGAGCGGTGGAATGATGACTGGCCATCGCTGCTGCTGCAGTTTCAGTCGACGATCAGCGGGGTGGCGCAGTTGCGAGGTTGGACGATTACGTTGGGGCAGGTACAGCAGGAGGTTATCACGTTCCAGGGGGGCGGGTTCGATGAGACGATCCTGGTGCGGTATACGTACCGGGTGCGGGGTTACCTGGCGTTGGATGATAGCGCGGCGACAGAGAAGACGTTTGCGGCGCTGGTTTTGGCGGTAATGACGGCGTTGGAGGGGTCGACGACGCTGCAGGGGGCGGTGTTGGAGCGGGAGGGGCCGGTGGTGAGCCTGGGGACGATTGAGCACAGGATGTTTGCGGGGGTCTTATGCCATTATGCGGAGCTGATGGTGCATCCGCAGGAGGTGATTTGATGAGCGGTACGGCAGGGCGTTATACGCAGATTTATTTTGCAGGTTATGACTTGACCGGGCGATCCAACCAGGTGGAGGCAATGGCGGAGTACGGGGAGCTCGACCTGGCGGCTTTTGGGGATGGGTCGGAGAACAGCGGGCCGGGGGTGCCCAGGGGGGAGGCGAACATTGTGACGTTCTTGGACCCGGCGACGAACCAGAGCCATGATGCGTTGAAGACGCCGGGAGGTTATACGGATAAGGTCTTCATGGCGTTTTTTGGGAACAATGCAGCGCCGACGATCGGGGATGGGGCGTTTGCGCTGCTGGCGAAGGAGTTTCAGTATACGACGCCGGTGGTGGTGAAGAATGCGGTGATTGCGAATGCGAAGTTCTTGGGGGCGGGGTATAAGCCGGATGTGAACGGGGTGGTGTTGGCGAATACGACGATCACGGCGACGACGAATTTCACGAGTGTGGATAATGGGGCGAGCTCGGCGGATGGGGCGAGCGGGTATCTGCAGGTGCTGACGCCGACGGCGACGGATACGTACGAGGTCAAGATCCAGGACTCGCCAGATGACAGCACGTGGGCAGACCTGGGGACGTTTACGCTGGATGGGAGCGCGCGGGGCAGCGAGCGGATTGCGGTGACGGGGACGGTGGATCGTTATCTGCGGGCGGTGGCGACGCGGACGGGTGCGGCGGCGGATAGTTTCAAGCTGGCGGTGGTGATAGCAAGGAATTGATCACTGAGGCACTGAAGAACACTGAAAGACTGAAGTTGTTGAAGGCGGCTGGTAAGGCCGATTAGCGGAACCGCTGACAACGGATTTTGATCACGGATTTCGCGGATTTTGTTGAAGGAGGCTTGAGATGGCGAAGTTGGCAGGACGGTATTTGAAGGTGTTGATCGATGACTCGGCGGGGACGCCGCGGGATGTGAGCTCGGATATTGAGAGCATTGACGTTCCGGACGAGTACGGGGAGCTGGATATGACCGGTTTTGGTGAGGGCGGGGAGAACAGCATTCCGGGCATGCCGTCGTTTCCGGTGGAAATCACGGCGAATTACAATCCGGCGGCGACCACCGGGATTTATACGGTGGTGAAGGGCATCCTGGGCAGTTATACCAGCAAGACGTTGACGGTGCAGGTGGGGCAGAATGCGGCGGCAACGACCGGCGATCCGGAGTTCGAGGGCGAGTTTTGGGCGCAGAAGATGAATGTGTCTGCGACGCCGAAGGGAAAGGTGTCGTTGACGATCTCGCTGCGTCCGATGGGCTCGACGGCTCCGGCCTGGGGCACGGTAGCATAAGGAGGGGATGATGGCTGCTGATGTGATCCGGGTGGATTGTGATTTGGAGGGGTGCGAGGGGTTGCACGTGGATTTTAAGCGCGGGGGCTGGAAGTTCAAGCACCTGCGGTTGTGGGAGGAAGCGCGCAGCAGCTCGGAGGCGGCGCGGGTGGTGAGCGAGCGGATTGCCAATTGGAATCTGCGGTCGGGGGACCAGCCGGTGAAGTTCGTGGAGGGCGTGGCAGCTTTCGACGAGCTTGATCCGGTGGTGGTGCGGTGGATCGTGGGGATTGCGTTCCTGGAGGCGTATAACCAGGCGGGGCAACCGGACCCAAACGGGTTATAGCGGCGGCGGAGGCTGGCGAGGCTGAAGACCAGGCCGCACGCCGCTATATTCCAAGCGATTTGGAGCGCGCGCTGTTATGCGAGCGGACCAATTGGGCGATCAAGCCGTGGGAGTTGGACGAGATCGACGTGCACCAGCTTCGATCTGCGCTGATGCTGGTGCACGTTTACCGCGCTTACCAGCAGTATGCGCGGGATTTGGAGAAGATGACGGAGGAGCAGGCGGAGACGGTGGGGTGGGTGGAGTCATTGAAAGGTCACTGAGGGATCACTGAGCGGTGACCTATCCCCCCGGCCCCCTTCCCTAAAGGGAAGGGGGG